CCAATCGTCACAAACGGCTCTGTAGTGCGGGCTGTGAAAGCGCGTTTGAGCCCCGACGGAGGGTAAAATCGCGCAAATCGCTAGACAAAATTGCTGCGCGTAGTACCACTAGACAAAATTAGGGGTCAATTTTGTCTAGCCTCCGCCGTTGATTTATAAGGAGTTTTTTTTGAGCTAGACAAAAATCGCGATTTTTCGAGGGTAGGTAAACATTTTTTTATACGCCGGTGTGGCCCCTCACCCCTCCGACAGACAAAAGAAAAAAGGCCCGAAAAGTCTATCCATATCGTTTGTCTAGTCTAAAAAAAAGGAAAAACGCCCAGCTTCTCCCAGCAAATCAACAACTTACGAGCTAGACATAACAATCTACATTAAAAAATTTTTGTCTAGTAAATTTGAAAACTCCTTGCAAATCAATGACTTGGCGCTAGACAAAATTCTCGATTTCCAAATATTTTTGTCTAGTAGCCCCCCGTCGGCGTTTGTCTAGCTTTGTCTAGCCTGTCGGCTTGGTAGTCCCGTTGTGAAAGCGCCCGGCTACTAGACAAAATAGTTACTCACGCTTATACGCTGTCAGGTACTACTTATGCATACTTGACATAAGCATTGTACTGGTGTATAATGACCTCTCAGGTCATTGATAATCATGACAGCCTCCAGCTACCCGCTCGGTAGCGCGGGGGTCGGCTAGAGCCAAGACAGGTAGCGGTACTTTTGTGACAGGTGGTCACAAACCCGGAAACAGGTTGGGGACGCGCCACGGCGCGGAGCACAGACGGCAGATCGCACATTCCCCCGCGGTCGAAGAAGCCCAGCTCACCCCAGCTACTACCTGCAAGGCCAGCGTAGGCACAGCGCCCTGCGCACCGACCCCTGCCATCCGACGCGCATACGGCACGGCACCACCTGATAGGACGGCTTCGCATCCGTCCGAAGCGTCACCGGTATCTGCACCGCTGTGTCACTGCCTTTTACAGGCACGTCGGCCGACAACCGACCACAGATACCCCGACGTGCACCTTTGAGTGATAGCGCCCACCCGGAGTCTGCTGCACAGGATTACTTACCTGTACTGGCGGATTGCGGTAACCCACCGGCGCCGTACTGGGCTCTCGCAGATTCTGGTGCTGGCATCCGCATTGAAACGACGGCCTGAGGACCTTTACGTCCTGCTTACGCAATAGACGTTTGTGACACCACGTCACAAAGCACACCGTCGGAGTATTCCTTGACCAACAACAAGTGGCACACAAGTCTGCGAACACTTAATAGATTCGATTACTACAGCCCGGCCAGATGAACCATATCTGCGTCGGGCTTTCCTGTATGTGCGTTAGGCGCACACTGACGAGGCCGTACTCAGGCCGAAACAGGGCCGACCAACTACTTATCAATAGCCCAAGGAGGGCACCAACATGTCTGACACATCAATCACTGACAACGGCATCCAGAAGATCAACGTCGACCAAATCTCAGACCAGCTCGAGCTGGCGTGGGCCGTCGGCTGGGCGACCATCCTCTGGGGACTGCCGGGCATCGGCAAGTCGGCTGGGGTAAAGGAATTCGCCCGGAAGATAGACGCCATCCTCGTCGACATCCGGCTGAGCATGTACCAGTCCGTCGACCTGCGTGGCTTGCCCGACCTCGACGCTGACCTACCCGTCACCGTGTGGAAGATGGCCGCGACCCTGCCCTTCAAGGGCAACCCGATGTTCGCTGAGGCAGAGAAGAACAACACGCCCATAGTGCTGTTCCTCGACGAGATTCTCCACGCCGTCGGGCCTGTGCAGGCCGCGTCGTTCCAACTGCTGCACCCCGAAGATCGTGGGGTGGGCGAGTTTGAGCTGATCGACTCCGTCATCGTGGTGGCTGCGTCCAACATGCGCACCCATCGCAGCGGCGCCGGTGAGATGTACTCGGCGCAGGCCAACCGCCTGATGCACTACGAGGTCATGTCCTCGCAACGTGGATTCCTCGTGCACGCTGAGCAGCGTGAGATGTCTCCCTACGTCATCGCGTTCCTCAACTTCCGCCCCGAGTACACCAACATGAGCGAGAAGGCCATCAAGGCCAACGCCAAGGCGTTCCCGACCGAGCGTGTGTGGGAGGGTGTGAGCGACGTGTTGCGTGTAGCGAAGAACCCGACCGTGCGTCGGCGGGGCCTCGCCTCCCTGCTGGGCACTGGCGTGGCGGCCGAGTTCGAGGCGTTCATCGAGATGTGCGAGGACCTGCCCAAGCCATCGCAGATCATCGCCGACCCCGAGGGCACCCCGGTGCCGGACATCACCCGCCGTGACGTGCTGTGCGCTACAGCAAACATGTGCGCCCGCAAGATTGACAACACGACAGCCGAGGCGTTCGTGACCTACCTGCGCCGGATGCCGATGGAGTACCAAGTGATGGCGCTGGTCACCATCAACAACGCGCCCAAGACTGCGGGTCTGGTCATCACCAGCGATGCCGTGGGCGACTTCAACCATGAGCTGTCCGACCAGCTCTTCTGACCAACCCCCAACCCCGCCCCGTTTGTGACGGGGCGTCACAAAGCAACACCCATCTACTTACGCCCAAGGAGGGCATATCACATGGCACAAGTCAGCCACATCCACACCGCTCAGTCAGCCACTCACACCAGCCCGCTGCGCCGCAGCGCCATGCTCGTGAAGGTCAGCGTGACCAAGCCCACCACCAGTCGGGCGAACAAACGTGTCCGTGACGAGGTCGCGCGTGACAAGTCAGCCGACAGCGACAGCGTGTCGGTGCACAACCGCATCCTGTCCAAGAGTTTTACGCAGCCCCTCGATCAGGTCTGCGCCAAGGCGCGTCAGCTCCTCAACGAACGTGCGCTGCCGTGGGACGACGACGGCTGGCGTGTGCTCAAGAAAACCGACTTCATGCAGCTGAAGCAGGACATTGCCGCTATCGAGCAGGAGCTGAAGAACGCCGTGATGGCCCAGCTCTCCAACTACCCCTACGAGGTACAGCGGGCGAAACAACGTTTGGGCTCCATGTTCGACCCGAAGCACTACCCATCCACCGGAGAGATTCTCTCCAAGTACAGCATCACGCTGCGGCACCAGCCGTTCCCGGACGCGGAGGACTACAGGGCCGACGTGGCAGACAACGTCGGGGCGGCCATCGCTCAGCAGGCGCGGGACGAGTACGCCGCGCAGTACACCGAGGGGCTCAACGATGTCGTGGCCGAGTTCGGAAAGCTGGCTGCCGATGCCGTGGAGCGCCTCGAAGGTGGGCGACTCACGTCGGTGCTCGACAATCTGGTCAGCATGGGCAACAAGCTCGACAGCTTGAACCTGACCGGCGACCCCAAGGTGACGCGCCTGTCTGCCGAGGCACGTCGGCGCCTGACCAGCATCACCGACCGTCCGGCGCTCGCAAAGGACAAGACTCTGCGCAAAGCAGCAGCCGAGGACGTGAAGTCCCTGATCGACGACTTCTCTGACATGTGGGCGTAAGCCCACTTTTCTGTGACACCTTGTCACAAACCACTCACCCATAGAGGTAACAGCTATGAAGTTCACACCCGCCGAGCCCACCTACGAGCAGCGCACCCAGATCAGCAAGGCGCTGGGCAGGCTCAGTCTGACCAACCGGTTCTACGCAGAGGTACTCGGGCGACTGCCCGTCTACTTCACCGAAGACGTAGGCACCGCCGGCACCGACGGCATAGCGTTCTACTTCTCTCCGAGTTTCATGGAGAGGTACGACATGACCTTGGAGCAGGCGATGTTCGTCATGGCCCACGAGGTCGAGCACGTGGTGCTTGAGCATCCTGCACGTCGGGGCAGCGCTGACCCGATGGACTACAACATCGCTGGCGACGAGCGCATCAACAACAACTTGTTCGCCGCAGGCATGAAAGGCCCGACCGACGAGAACGGCAAGTTCATGGGCTACGCAAGCTCCAAGTACGCCGACCAGTCATGGTCCACCGAGCTGATTTTTCGTGACCGCGAACAGAACAAGCCCACGCCTCCCCCTCCCCCGCCGGGAGGTGAGGGTGACTCCAGTGACGATGGTGGTGACCAAGGGCAAGGCCAAGGTGACGACGGCGCTGGGGATCAGTCCGGTACTACAGAGCCGGGCGGCCAGCCGACCACCATGCCCAACGGTGTGGAGGACATCTTCGCTGGTGACGTGATCCAGCCCACCGACGAGAACGGCAAGCCCCTGACCGGTGCCGACTTGGCTGAGGCGCACAACGCCGTCAAGGGAGCCATCCTGTCCGCGGCGGCGGCCACCCGTGCCATCGACCCCGGCCTGATCCCAGCGCATCTGCGCGGTCCACTGGCTGAGCTTGTCGAGCCCGAGGTCGACTGGGTGGAGGTCATGCGCCCCTACATGTCAGCCACAGCACAAGACGATGAGAGCTGGGACATGCTCGACCAGCGCATGATCTCCCGACGCATCGCCATGCCGAGGCTTCACTCGGTTCGCGCTGGCACCGTCGGCGTCATCGTCGACACGTCCGGGTCATGCCGTGCACACATCGGCCCATTCCTGTCCGAGCTGTGCGCTCTGGCGGCCGAGGTCGAGCCCGAGGGCATCCGTGTGATTTTCATCGACACCGAGGTCCAGCACGACATCACGACCACGCCGGAGGACTTCGAGGCGGACCTGTCCGAGCTGATGGCCAACCCGCCCTACGGTGGCGGCACTGACCTGCGCCCGGCGTTCGACGTGCTGGCCGACGTCGACGATCTCGAGTGCGTCCTGTGCATGACCGACATGATGACGCCCTTCCCCGACGTCGACTATCTCCATGCCGATGACACGCTATTCCTCGACACCTACGGGCGCATCGACGCGCCCTTCGGCGAGAAGGTCCTCATCGGCCGATAGCCCCTCCCGCCCCGTTTTGTGACGGGGCGTCACAAACCTACTTACGGAGAACAAGTAATGACCTACAGCACACAGCAGCCCATCGAGCGCGGCGCTGCCAGCATGCTGATCGAGCTGCGCGACGGCACGATCACGGTGCGCCACGGTACCGACAACACGTTGCTGGCAACCATCGAGCAGACGCCGCCCGGCTCGTGGCGGCGCATCTGCCAACTACTACATGACATGGGAGCGCGTATGACGCCTACGCCGAGGAGACAGAACAATGAGCATTAAATTAGAGGTAACTGTTTCAGAGGACCAGCTGATCGACGTATGCCGGCGCGAGCTGGCCATTGCGCCCAAGGCAGACGACTCGGGGTTCATCACTTGGCTTGGCGCGCACCTTGACGCCGAGAGTGTCGACCCGATGGAGGTGGCTGCCGAGCTGGTCGAGCACATGAGTCTGGCCGACCGGCTGGAGGTTGCGCGCGTGAGAGATGAGCGCGCCTTCGACGTGCTGAGGGCGGCCGACCTTGATAACTCCGACGTTGTCTCGTTCGTCGCGCAAAGGCTCAGCACCGACGATCTTCTGGATTACGCCGACGCCCCGACTGACGATGTGGCTGACTGGTTGGAGGGAAGCCCCGACATGCAGGTGATCCGTCGGGCTGACACCATCGCTGACCAGCTGGATGCTATCGGCCTGACCCCTGCCAAGCTCTGCAACTGGCTGCAGGCCAATCACCCCGACGTTCTGCCCAAGCAGAACAACGTCGCCGACGTGCCCACGTTGGCGCTCATTAAAGAGCTGATGGACCGTGCGTCCAAGGAGAATGACAATGCCTGAGTATCGAGTGGGTGTGTACGAGCCGGAGGAAATCTAACAACCCCGCCCCGTCTTTGTGACGGGGCATCACAAACTACTTACTGATAGGACTACCACATGCCTACGATAGACAAGTTTACCAGAGAACAGGCCGAAGACCTGTTCTATAACGACAGCCACTACATCTACGACACGTATTGGAGCGACATGCGGGACGCCGCCGAGTACATCATATGCGGCATGCTCGATGAGGATAAGTACAGTTGCCTAACCTACTTTTGCCGTCAGACCTTAAAGGCTGCCCCGCAGAAAGGAATCGACCACTCCCTTCGAAGGTTGGACCCGTGCATGGAAGAGGTCGGAGGTGGCATAGAAATATCTGGCTTTGACTTGGAGCTGGACAGAGTAAATCTCCCCAAGGCAGTGCCTTCCCTCCGCGCGCACGTCGGGCTCACTACAGCAGATTTGACAGTTCTAGCTGCTGCTGCTGCTTGCTTTGGTGCAGCCGTGTTGCCGACGTTCGAGGTCAGGGAGAATCACAGAAGCTCCCGTACTATAGAGATTGGGGGGTTGTTGCTGTCTAACCGACGAGCCGACCTGACCGACGAAGATGCGGCCACGATCAGAGATGACATCAGGGAGGAGTACGAGGCAAGCGAGGAAGACCCGACGTACGCGGACAAGACCATCGAGCTGTTTCGTCTGCACGCCAAAGAGTTAGTGCCCACGCTATGTGGCGCTAACCCGCACCACATGTTTCCCACAACGGTAGACTTATTCGAGCCGCTTATGCGTGTCATAGATAAGTTTGTTGTGTACTATACTGACTTCATAGATAGCGTAGAGAGTGCGCTGGCTGCTGAGTCTGAGTATCTGCAATCGTTCGAGTGTTGGTATGAATCAATGCTTGCCAACGAGGTAGAGTTTGATGCCCCCGAAGGAGAGGACAATGAATGACCAACCGCACCCACCTAACGATCTCGAGAACGTTATCCGACATCTACAGAAAGATGTCAGGTCTATTGCCAACCGACTCAAGGCGCAGGAGCGTCGAGCAATTCGCGTTGAGACTCGCCTATGTAAACTTGCAGAAGCGCTTGGGCACGACGACGTTCTCGAGATCACACCTGAAAACGCCGCAGCTTATGCGGATGGTGGCCAAGGAACTCAGTGACAGGAAGATCGTCGGCGCGTTCTATCGCTGCGGTAATGGCGAGGAGGAGGCTCGCTTACGCAGTGTCTTGCTCAGTCTCGACGATGGGCTTTACACGTGCGACGTTGTGGGGAGTCGCGCTATGAAAGACATAGGCCCCCACAAAACAGTTGAACGCGCACAAGCGTTCTTACAAATCCAGTGGGGGTACCCACTGACTTATTCAGCACAAGAAATCTAGTTTGTGACACCACGTCACAAACCAACTTACTTACAGGAGCAACACCATGTTTGGTAACTTCGATAGCGGCAACATTCCAAGCATCACTTCATTCGCCATGGCGAAGAAGTTTTACGAGACGACCACTCCAATAACCCGAGGCCCCAACAAGGGGCGCATACCCCTGCGCACAAACCGAGCAGACTCAGACACTTATTGGGTAGAGCGTGATGTACGTCGTCACGACCTGCTGCGCGATAAGGACGAGCCTGTAGAGGCGTACGTGTTCAACATGTACCGCACCGAGATCATCGTCTATTACGCCGATGGTGTGATTGAAATCAGCGACTACGAGTCGCAGACCACTAGGAAGGTGCAGAACCGCCTCACACCCAACACCGTAAATATATACGGCGGTGCGCAGAACAAGTTTGTGGCCATCCCCGCAAATAAGTCAGCCTGCGCGACACTGATGGCTCCGTTCCTCCGCGGCCACTCCTTTGTGATGCCGTTCTACGGCAACATGTTTCTTGTACCCAACAAGGACGGCCGGTGGACAGTGATGAACCACGGCTACTACGTGCGCCTTGGTCGGACCATCCACGACCCGCTGCTCGCCAAGTACGTCCGCGCTGTGCAGAAGTCGTTACGTGCACTGACCCGCATGGGTGGTGACCAGAGCAACGACCCGCTGTTCCTCGAGCACCTTCCCGGCGAAGGCCCGGGCTCAGGCTATTTCTACGACATGGGCGACTCCATGCGTCGGGCGTCCCAGCACCTGTACAACCACATCGAGAAGACAGGCTGGAAAGAAGGCCAGCGTGTGCGCACCAGCGACTTGAACGCCCTGCTCCTGCCGACTGACCACTACGGTCGGACCTTGTGCAGCTCGCTCATGGAGCGGTTCACTAGGGGTAGCGACCTGAAGGCCCTGCGCTTCTACGTGCAGGACGGCGCTACGACCGAGTATTCAGCGGCGCACTGGGTCGTGGGTGAGAAAGAGCTGAACAGCCTGCAGGCTGCGATAGTTGAGTGCGAGGCGGCCGCATGAAGTGGTCCGACTTCGTCGACGCTGCGCTTAGCATGATAGGCGTTGTGGTTTTGCTTGCGGTTTTTTACCTGCTGGCCTACGCTTACACTGCACCGCAGTAGGTGCGGCTCCTATCAATACTTGCCCCACTTCGGTGGGGCTTTTTTACTGAGGACTACTTATGACTGACAAGCCCGAACCTCAACGAATTGATGTGCCCGGCATGGACACGCACGGCGCTATGGGTGAAGCACCGCCGGCGCAGCCCAAGAACGCGATCCCCGACTTCATCTTGAAGGAAGGCCAGCGGCAGGCCGCCGGTGGTGCTCACTTCTACGGTGTGAAGCTGACCGACTGCACTCGAGAGGAGCTGTACGCTGCAGTGGTAGCCGCATGGTACGAGGCGCGCAAGGCACAGGAGGCGCTGGCTCAGGCGCAGTCCAATGCCTGAGGAAGTTACTACAGAGCCGGGTGAGCTGCGGGGCCTGACGCTGGTTGCCGACGATCTCAATGTGCTGGCCCACTTCGCCGAGACAGGCGTGAGCCTTGTCCGAGCCCAGATGATGTCGGGAGCCGTGCCGGAGATTCACCTGTCCCAAGTCAACCATACCTGCAAGCGAGGCGACGCAGTCATCGAGAAAGTCAGGAAGTTTTTGGGGGTGGACGATGAGTGATAACTCTGAGCTGTACGGGGATGACTGCTTCCCCGGTACGCCATGCTTCGATGCAGCCGAACGCTTGAGCGCAGAACTAGAGCAGCAGCTTGTCGAGGTGCGGAAAGAGAACGAGGACCTCCACAATAGATACCACTTGCTAGCTACCGAAATGGTGTACGAAGGCAACTCTGTCCAGTATTGGAGAGACAAGGCGCTGGCGTACAAACGGTACGCGGGGATTGTGTCCCGGCTGAGAGAGATGCTGGCGGAAATGGATAACGCCACAGCAGAGCAGGGAGGAGATAGTGAGTGATGAGCTACGAGCAAAGCAACGTTGGCTACGGACTGGTGCCGCACAAGCAAAACTGCCGCTGTGATGAGTGCGAGCGCGCACGCTTGCAGGGAGAAAACCGGAGGCTGAAGGAACAGCTTGCTGAGGCGCAGCGGGACACTGAGCGCCTAGAGTTTTTGATACGCGAAGGGTGGTATGAGTGCGAAAGTAGTGACTGGCGTAGTGAGATAGACGAGTCGATGACTACATCCTGCATGGGTGGGAGTGAGTGATGAGCGCAATGGACGGACAGATGAACGAGTTTGTAAAGCTGGCACAAGGCGAGCTGAAAGAGCTGCGGGCCGAGGTAGCTCGACTGACCAAGGAGAACAACACTCTCTGGAAACAAAACTACGAGCTGGCTAAAGCTGCCAAGAAGGGAGGCCAAACTCATGGATGAAGAACACCAGTGCCCGCGCTGCTTCCGATACCTCCACAGCAACGCAGATAACTACGAACTGGTCGGCTACTGGTCGCCTCCGCTTGCTTTCTATGGCATAGGCGCATCGGTGCCGCCGGATGCTGTTCCCGTCTACAGGAGAGTACCCGACGGGCGCTCGCATCAAGCCCTCGCGGGCGGGAGTGAGTGATGGGTAACTCCAATTTCATCATCGAAGATTCAAAGCCGCTACCACCAAAGCGCAAGCCGAAGTACCCCTTCGCTGCAATGGAGGTCGGCCAGTCGTTCCAGATACCCATCACGGACGCCGACGTGGAAGAGCATGGTGATGAGTCCACTGCATTGGCCCGGGTGCGCAGTGCTGTTTCGTCCAGCGCCGCGGCGTTCAACCGTCAGGGTCTGGGCAGGAAGATCGTCGTACGAAAGACCGGCGAGCGCTCTCTGCGCTGCTGGTGTGTGCCGGCCGACTACTGATGGCATGGGAAGCGTTCGACGTCGAGACAGACGGCGAGCTGCGGGAGTACGCCCTGCAGCCGTGGCGAGTGAAGGACCGTCAAGCATGGCTGACCTCTTGGTCGGTGTCATCGAACGAAGGCAACCGGGTGACTTTCGCGCCGGAGCACCCTCGGGATACAGCCAACCTGTTGCGTCCTTTGGTAGAGCGTTGGCTCGACGAGAAGACCACCGTCTGCCTCTGGAACGGCGTGTTCGATGTGTCGTGGCTCTATGCCTATGGGTTCGCCGACTGGCTCACGCAGGTCAAGTGGCTCGACGGCATGCTGCTTTGGCGGCACATCGAGAACCAGCCGCAGTACGGGGTCGCCGCCGATAAGCGCACGTCGTTCGGGCTGAAGCGCGCCGTCGAACATTACCTGCCGCAGTACGCTGGCTATGAGGAAGGCGTTGATTTCAGTGGCAGCGACCCCCTGATGCTGCTGCACTACAACGCGTGCGATACATGGTTCACCCGGGCGCTGACTCGTCACTTCTACCTCCAGCTGGAGAAAGAGCCCCGTCGGCTCAAGGCGGCGCTGATCGAGGCGCACAGCATCCCGCTGATAGCACGAACTGTTTACGAGGGGATGGAGATTGACCACGACGGTCTGGACTCCCTCGACGAGTACCTCCAGCAAACTGCCGCTGATCGGCTGGCCCAGCTGAAGCCTCATGGTGCCACTGACAAGGTGCTGGCATCGCCGAAGCAACTGTCGGAGCTGCTGTTCGAGGACTGGGGCCTGACCCCGCTCAAGCACGGCAAGACTGGCCCGAGTACCGACAAGGAAACGCTGGTTGAGCTGGCCCAGAAGGACGACCGGATGCTCCTGATCCACCAGTACCGTGAGGCCAAGGGCAACCACAAGAAGTTCTGCGTCAACGTGCGCGCCGCGGCTGAGTACAACAACGACGGTCGGGCACACCCCGAGGCCAAGGTGTTCGGCACGTACACTGGCCGGGTCACTTACGCGTCGGCGCAAGGCAGGAACAAGGATCGCCGGCAAACTGGTTGGGCGCTCCACCAGATGAAGCGTGACCCCGAGTACCGCCGACTGATCAAGGCCCCCAATGGCTACCAGATAGTGGAGCTGGATGCCGCAGGTCAGGAGTTCCGGTGGATGGCCGAGCTGTCCGGCGACCCGACAATGCGAGCGCTGTGCCAGCCCGGCGAGGACCCTCACAGCTACATGGGTGCGCAGGTCGGCAACCTCGAGTACCGCGAAGTGCAGGAAGGCGCCGGCAAGGACAAACACCTGAAGGCTATCCGACAGGTGGGCAAGGTGGCGAACCTGTGCGTCGCAGCAGATACGCTGGTGCTGACTGATCGAGGTTACACCCCAATCGTAGATGTCACGCTGGCTGATCTGGTGTGGGACGGGGTTGAGTTTGTCCGACACGAGGGCGTTGTGTGCAGCGGTGTACGTCCGGTACTGCAGTATCGTGGCATAATTGCTACGCCTGATCATCAGGTGTTGGTCAACGGACAATGGGTGAGCTTGGATGAAGCGGCAAGACATGGTTGGCAAATCGAATCCGCGCTGGGCACGGGATGGGCGTGTAAAGCGCGGGCAGTTGTTCGGATCATGGGAGGTGTTGTCCGACGAGCCGTTTCCGAAGCACGGAGCACTTTACGTTCTGGCTCGGTGCTCATGCTCGACCGAGCGGGAGGTGAGCCTGCGTTCTCTGGAGACAGGCAAGTCCAGTCAGTGCAAAAGCTGCGCTGTAAGGGGCAGGCACACCCGCACAGGACATCTGATCGTGAAGGATGCACGACTGAGGCGCCTGCAGAAGCGAACGAACGACTGGTTCCAGCGGTGCAACAACCCCAACTCTCAATCCTATCGCAACTATGGGGCGCGTGGCATCGAGTGCCGTTTCGAGTCGGTCGCTGCTTGCGTGACCTATGTGTTGGAGAACTTACCCCACGACACCTATCTTGGCGTGGACATCGACAGGATCGACAACAACGGGCACTACGAACCCGGGAATCTGCGTCTGGTTTCTCGGGCGCAGAACCTGCGCAACACAAGGCGCACTACGCATGTGCTGTGGCGGGGCAGGCAAATACTTTTGCAGGACTGGGCGGAGAACCCCTACGCTCTGACCACAGCGGGGCGCTATGTCGCGCAGGGAATGACCGGCGAAGCGATTTTGCAGAAGGCTCGTCAGGCCGTGCAGGAGAAGCGCAAAGGCTGGACGCAGATTCAAGAACGGTTGAGCCAGTCTACGACATCGTAAACTGCGGCCCACGAACACGATTCGCAGCCAACGGAGTGATTGTCCACAACTCACTCCAGTTCCGCACCAGTGCGCCACGCCTGCTGTCGGCGGCGCGGGTCAACCACGGCATGATGGACATGACTCTGCCGAAGGCAACTCACATCCGCAACACCTACCTCCGGGCGTACCGGGGCGTGCCGGAGTATTGGCAGCGCCAGATCGCGTTCCTTACAGCCAACAACTATGTGAAAACGCTGGCAGGCAGGAAGGTGGTGGTTCCGCCCCGGCTGCAGTCAATGTTCGAGTGGTCGACGCAGTCTACGAGCATCAACTTTCCTGTACAGGGCACCGGCGGCGATCAGAAGTACCTAGCCATGTCGGTCATCCGACCACTGCTGCTGCAGCTCGATGCGATCTTCCTGTTCGACCTTCACGACGGCCTGTACTTCCTCGTCCCTGACGCTGCGGTCGACGAGTTCATCACGAAAGCCAAGTACCTGTTCGACAACCTGCCCTACGAAAAAGCGTGGGGCATCATCCCGAGTATCCCACTTCCGTGGGACGTAAAGGTAGGCCCCACTTGGGGCACTATGGAGGAGCTGGACCTATGATGTATGAATGTATCGACCCCAACGCACAGGCGCCGACGAGGGGGAGCGAAGGTGCTGCAGGGTTTGATCTGTATAGCGCCGAAGAGGTTGGCCTCATGCCCGGCGACCGGCACCTAGTCAGCACCGGGATCAAGGTAGCTATCGATTTCGGTTGGTACGGCCGCATCGCCCCCCGGTCGGGTCTGGCGCTGGGGAAAGGCATCGACGTGATGGGTGGAGTCGTTGACTCCGACTACCGCGGAATTGTTTACGTGCTGCTGATTAACCACAGCTCGGACTACCAGCTCTTCCCCGCCGGCACGAGGATCGCCCAGCTCGTCATTGAGAAGTGCTGGGTGGGTGAGTTGGAGCAGGGCACCGTTTGCGACACCGACCGGGGCGAGGGCGGCTTCGGGAGCACAGGGGAATGACCTATGTCAGCGTACCGCCGGTACGACCGCCGCAGGAACAGCTTTCAGCTGAGCACAGCCAAGTGCGCGCTCTGGCTGGCGGCAGCATTCACATGCGTCGCTACGTGCGCATACCAACCACTGCAAACAGGAGACTGCCATGCAGCAACTAAACCTGCCCTTCGAGACTGACACCGACTACGCCAGCCTCCGAGAAGTTCTCGAAGGGGCGTACCAGCAGGCGTCGTCGGGCAAGGGCCGGGAGCGTCACGCCCGAGGCAACCCGTTCGAAGATCAGCACATGCAGACGATCAGTCAGCTGCTGGACACCGACCGGGGCATGGCGTTTCAGGCTATCAAGAAGCTGACCGAAGGACTGGACATGGCTGACCCAGAGGCGCGTAAGCGTGAGCTGCTGGGCGCCATCAATTACATCGCAGGGATCGTGGTGTACCACGACCGATAGGAGAACGGCATGGCACAGAAAGACATAATGGTTGACCTCGAAACAATGGGTCAGCACGCAGGGGCTGCGATTGTGGCTATCGGTGCGGCGGAGTTTTCCGTCGATGGCGTGGGCGATCAGTTCTACGTGAACGTGGACTTGAATAGCTGCGTGGAGCACGGGCTCAACATCGACCCCAACACCCTGCTGTGGTGGATGCAGCAAAGCTCTGAAGCACGCTCGGCGATAACCAACCCGAGGCCCAAGGCTCTATCCCTGCCGGCGGCGCTCACTGCCTTCGACCGGTACGTCGGGCAAGGCGCGCGCATCTGGGGTAACGGTGCCGACTTCGACAACGCTATTCTCAGCGCAGCCTACAAGGCGGCGGCCATGCCGCAGCCGTGGGCGTTTTGGGACAACCGCTGCTACCGCACACTGAAAGGCTTGTTCCGTGACGTGCCAAAGCCAGAGCGCCAAGGCACGCATCACAACGCGCTCGACGACGCGAAGTTCCAAGCCACCCACGCCGTCGCCATCCTACGGGCGATGAAGTAAGGAGCCACTATGCGATACTGCTTTCGCCCGAGAGGGCACGAGACACTGTTCCCGATCTTGGCCTACAACCCGAGCAAAAACGAGGTCCGATGTCAGGGGCCTCTGTGCAAGGTGATCATAAGCCTCGACGAGGACCCTACGGCTGCACTCAACTGTGAACTGGTAATGGAGGACGGCACCGATGCCCAGCTCAAAGAACTACAAGCGCGACTCGAAGCAAGAGTACAAGACAGCGAAGGCGAGGGGGGAGAATGGTACGGGCTCTGATTCCTCCGACGCCAAACGGAAAAGGGCTCGTCGGGCTGTAAACGCCGAGCGCAAGGCTAAGGGGTTGCCCCCGCTGAGGTCCGACCAGCATGTGGACCACAAGAAGCCCATAAGCAAGGGCGGGAGCAACGACCGCTCCAACCTGCGGATCACATCCGAGTCGAAGAACACGTCCTATGCACGCAACAAGGACGGCTCGATCAAAAAGAAGAGGAGCAAGAAAGGATGACCAAGAAACTGAGCTTCAGCGTGGCGCTTGACCAAATCAAGCAGGGGCGCCGCATGGCACGTGAGGGCTGGAACGGCAAGGACATGTTCATCTTTCTCGTGCCGGGCAGCACCTTCGTCGTGAACCGCCCCCCGCTGTTGGGCATCTACCCCGAGGGCACCGAGATCAACTACCACTCGCACATCGACATGCGCACGGCGGACGGGCAGATCGTGCCGTGGGTCGCCAGCCAGACTGACCTGCTGGCCGATGACTGGGTGATCGCCTCATGAGTCGGTGCCATTCCTACAGCTCGATCTCTACGTTCGAGAACTGCCCCCATCGCTACTACCGCACCAAGGTGCTGAAGGACATCAAGGACGACTTCTCAGGGGAGGCGGCGACGTGGGGCAACGACGTGCACAAGGCGCTCGAGAATTATCTGAGGGACGGTGCGCCCTTGGGAGAGCGCTTCCAGCAGTACGCCCACTACGCCGAACGACTTGCTCAGATTGAGGGTGACCGGCATATCGAGCGTCGGCTGGCCATCACTGAGGGCGGCGACCCCTGCACGTTCTTCGACAAGACGGCGGCGTACCGCGGCGTGCTCGACTACATGGTGCTGCGCCCGGGGGGCACCGAGGCGATCCTCATCGACCACAAGACTGGCAAGGTCCGGCCGACGAAGCAGCTGCACTTCAACGCCCTACTGGTGTTCCACTGTTTTCCGTCGGTGGAGATTCTCCGGGCGGCGTTCTTCTGGCTGCCGGCCAACAGCTATACCAAGCACGAGTTCCACCGTGACGAGCTGGACGCACTGTGGCAGACGTTCGATGCCACCCTGTCGCACTTGGACGACTGCGAGCGCACGAATGACTGGCCGAAGAAGAAGTCAGGCTTGTGCGGGTGGTGCCCCGTACACGATTGTGAGAACTACAACCCAAAGGAGTAACGATGTCCGAAAAGCTACGCGGTCGCATAGAGGAGATCGTAAACAGGGCGACTATACATAACGAAGCGGGGGTTAAGAGGGTAGTGAGGCGCGTGCTGGACAAGGCTCGCGCCTTTTCTTTCATGCCTCCAGCTAACTCGTACGGTAAGTCTGGCATCAGCGACATCATAGCCCTCAAGTATGGCAAGGTGGTGTTTATAGAGACCAAGTACGGGTACAATAAGCCCACCACAAACCAGCTCGTGTTTGGCGAGCAAGTGTCGAACCAAGGTGGCGCAGTGTTCGTTGTCATAAACGAACGCAATCTAGTAGACGCGCTATACTATGTGGTTCTGTATTGGGAGACTGGCATTTATGAAGGCGATACAGGGGTATAACTGGCCCGGGCCTTGGAAACCGTTTGACCACCAAAAAGTAACCACAGACTTTATCCTCCGTAAGCGTCGGTGCTTTGTCCTCAACGAGATGGGCACAGGCAAAACAGCAAGCGTGCTATGGGGTATAGACCGGCTGCTGCAAGCCAAGAAGATCAAGAAAACGCTAATCATTGCTCCACTGTCTACGCTAGAGCGCGTCTGGTACGACGAGTCATTCAAGCTGCTCACCCACCGTCGGAGTGTTCTGCTGTACGGCAGCGCCGCCAAGCGCAAAAAGCTGTACGAGAGTGATTGGGAGATAGGCATCATCAACTTCGACGGGGTGAAGGTCCTCTATGATTTGATCCGCAACGACCCCGACCTCGATCACCTAGTGGTCGACGAAGCCACCGCCTACCGCAACTCACAGACCAATCGGTGGAAGGCGTTTTCTGCGCTGGCGGCGAAGGTCCGCTGGCTGTGGATGCTGACCGGCACGCCGTGTCCTCAAGAGCCGGCCGACGCGTGGGCGCTGGCCAAGCTGATCGGCAACCCCGAGTGCCCCAAGTTCTTCGGCACCTTCCGACGGCGCACCATGTTCGAGGTAGGGGACCACCAGTGGCTGCCGCGGAAAGACGGGTACCAGCAAGCGTTCAAGCTGCTGCAGCCAGCCATCAGGTTCCGCAAAGAGGACTGCATCGACCTGCCGCCGATGACCTTCCAGAGCTGGGAGGTCGGCATGACCAAGCAGCAGGCCCGGGCCTACAAGGACATGCAGAAGGCGATGCGCATTGAGTTCGCTGAACAGGGTGACAAGTTGCCCGCAGTGAACGCGGCCGACAAGGTGAACAAGCTCCGGCAGATCGCGTGCGGCGTGGTGAAGGACACCAACACCGGTGAGTACGTCGGCCTGCCCATGCAGCCGCGCGTCGACGCCGTGCTGTCGGCCATCGAGATGGCTGCGGCGAAGGTCATTGTCGTGGTGCCTTTCAAGGGCGCGATCTACGAGCTGGAGCGGCAGCTGCGCAAGCACCACAAGTGCGGCGTACTGAACGGCGACGTGCCGGCAGGCAAGCGCGGCCAGATCATCCGCGAGTTCTGCGAAACAGATTCCCCCCACGTGCTGCTGGTGCACCCGAAGGTGATGGCCCACGGCCTGACCCTGACGGTCGCCGACACGATGGTGTTCTACGCACCTATCTACAGCAACGAAGAGTCCCAGCAGGTGATCCAGCGGATCAACCGCCCGGGGCAAACCCGCTCCATGACAGTCATCCAGCTCGCTGCAACGGCGCTGGAGTGGAGCATTTACGACCGCGTGGAAAAGCGGGCACAGGGAGAGCAGGAGTTGCTGGACCTATACCGAAACGCGGCAGAAGAAAAACTTGACGCGGCCTAATTTAGCCGCTAATTTATCAACTTCCAGATAGGAGAGCAGTCATGCAAATGGACCGCATGGTCCGGGTTTACCGCAAGATTCGGGAAGCCCGGGCAGAACTCAAGGCCGAGTTCGACGAGAAAGACAAGGAGTTCAAGGAGAAGCTGAAGACGCTCGAAGAGGCGTTCATGGCTCAGATGAACGAGATCGGGTCCGACTCGATCAAGACGCCCGACGGGGTTGTGTTCCGTCAGGTCACGACCAAGGCGTCTATCGCAGACGCGTCGGCGTTCTTCCCTTGGGTACGGGATCACGACGCGTTCGACATGCTTCAGAAGCGAGTCACCATCAAAGCAGTGACCGACTTCATCGAAGATAACGGCGAGGCCCCTCCGGGCATTTCCGTGCACCGCGAACACGAAATACGTGTACGAAAGTCTTAACTACAAGGAACGAGACTATGAGTAAGGAAGTAGCATTGTTTGAAGGTCAGGCCCTCCCCGCCCACCTGCAGGACTTCGGTGATGGCGACGCCAATATCGAGAGCGGGTCGAAGATCAACGCCTTGTCGACTCGAGGCAAGGTGTTCCGCGTAGTGTATGAGGGCGAGGAGAAGCCCATCACGAGGTACAACGAGGAGACCGGTGATCGGGAGCCGGTGAGCACAGTCAGCGTGATCGTCATCAACCAAGGCCCCTTTGGCGCACGTCGGCTGTTCGAAGGGGCGTACAGCGCAGACAACAGCAGCGCGCCCATGTGCTTCTCTCTGGACGGCAAGGTGCCCGACGCAGCCTCTGACCGGCCGCAGGCGCGGTCCTGCGCGGAGTGCCCTCACGCTGTGAAGGGCAGCAAGGTAACGCCGAATGGCACGCTGACGACTGCCTGTCAGCTCCAGCGTCGCCTGTCTGTGGTCCCATCCACGAAGCCTGAGTCCCCGGCCCTGCTGCTGTCCCTCGCCGCCACGTCGGCGTACGACCCGGACACGAAGGGCGCAGAGAACGGGTGGATGGCATGGCGCCAGTACCTCGACTTCCTTAACGCCCGCGGCGTGCGCCACACGGCCCAGCTGGTCACTAAGCTGCGCTTCGATCCCAACCCTGAGTACCCCAAGCTGCTCTTTAAGGCCGAGCGGTTTCTCACAGAGGACGAGGCGAAGGTCATTGCGGAACGCATCAAGTCCGACGAAGTGAACGCCATGCTGTTCCCTGACCCGGACGCCAAGGCCCCTGAGCCTGTTGCCGAGCCTGCTCAGGTCGAGGAAGAGGATGCACCGATCAAGCCTGCGTCTGCTGCGTCCGACGATGACGAGCAGTGGGGTGACGAGGAGGAGGTGCCCAAGCCTGCGCCCAAGAAGAAGGCTGCGCCCCGGCGCAAGGCACCTGCCAAGAAGGCAGCCGCGGACGATGGTGAGGACGACACCCCCGCGCGCAAGACTGTGGCTGCCGGCAAGGCCACCAAGACCGAGGCCCCTGCAGCAGAGAAGTCTGCCGTCGATGACCTGCTCGACGATTGGGATGCCTGATACTCTGACCAGCCGCCCCGCACCCCCCGCTCCGGCGGGGGTCTTTTTCGAGGTCTCGCATGGATACAATAAGTTTCCTGCGTCGGGTGTGGCCAGAGGACGGGTATTACTGCCTAGCTAAGCCGCACCCCGACGGGTACTTCACGCATCGCTCATTTGGCTCCATCCAAGAAGCGCACGACGCGGCGCTCGCAATGGACTCGATGCAGTTCGATGTCTATTTCACAATCGCTGCTCTCAAGCAGCCCAAGGTTTTTGACCCGGCCAAGAACGATGGCAAGGGCGGGTACCGCTACCGCACCAAGGCAAACATAAGCTCCCTCAAGGCTGTCTTTTTCGAGGCCGACGTACTGCGCCCCGACGAGTTGGAAGAGGCGTCGGAAGCTGAGCTTGCGCGCAAGTACACATCCCGGGAAGAAGCTCTCAGTAGCACCAAGAAGTTCTGCGCACAGCTGGGGTGGCCCACGCCGACGGTTGTCTCATCAGGCTGGGGGTTTCACTTCTACTGGATGCTGGACACCGCCGTGGATCCGGCTGGGTACGAGGTACTGGTTCGCAAGCTCAAGCTGCTGGCCAAGCACTTCAAGTACAAGCTGGACCAGAGCGCCCTCGACATCTCCCGGGTGTTCCGCGTCCCCGGCACCCACAATTACAAAGTCGCCGACGACCCCCGGCCGGTGCGCATCCTGAAGGAAGGGTCGGCGAGAAGCTACGAGGAACTGCTTGCAGCGGTAGACCGCACGCTGGAGGAGCGCAACATCCACGTCGGAGACATCACTCCGCGTGAGCACCTGCCCGACTATCTCAACTATGGCGAGAGCAACGTCCTCGACGGCATGGAGCCCGCCAAGCTGCGGCCCATCCTCAAGGGCTGCGGTGCCATGCGCGAAGTGGTTGAGCGTCCCGACGAGGTTGCCTACCACACGTGGTACCGAACGCTGCAGGTGGTTCGTCACTGCAAAAACGGCGAGGACCTGATCCACAAAGTGTCGGCGCTGTCGAGCGACTACAGCGAAGAAGAAACCGACAAGATGATCCGCTCGCTGACGGAGAAAGACATCCCTCCGACGTTGTGCGACACCTTCGCCAAGGACAGCGACGCGTGCGCTGCGTGCCCTCACAGGCACAAGATACGGACGCCCGCTACCTTGGGCCGCCCCAAGTCCGACGTGCAGCAGCAGACCACTCTAGCGCTTCAGGCGGCTGTTGGTGCGATACCCCCGCCTCCGTTCCCTTACACCATCGACCCGGCGCAAGGCGTCTGGGAGCAGGTCAAGGACAAGGAGGACGTGATCGACATGCTGATCCTCCACTACCCCCTTCAGCCAGTAGGCCGGGCGGTCAGTGATTTCGAGGGCGGCGAGGACATGATGATCTGGGAGACAGCCACTCCCTGCGACGGGGTGCAGCGGGTCAAGATGCAGACCTCCACCCTGCTCAACCGCATGAAGTTCGTGGAAGTGCTAGGCAGCGCCGGCATCGTGCTGGAGCTGGACATGGTGCCTCGGGTGCAGAAGTACATGGCGCGGTACCAGAGGCTGGTGCAGCAGATGCTCCCCCGCCAGCTCGAGTACGTCCAGATGGGATGGGTCAAGGCCGGCGACAAGTTCATCCTCGACAACAGGGAGCTGAGTGTCACCGGCGAGAAGGACTGCCTCACCCAGAACCGGAACCGGGTAGTGCGGGCCGCGGTGTGTGAGGGCGACCTGAGCAAGTGGCAGGCTGCAGCCAATCACTTCATCACTGAGGGCTTTGCGCCGCATTACTTCGCCCTGCTGGTCGGCTTCGCAGCGCCGCTGTTCCGGTTCACGAGCCAAGTCGGCGGGGTGGTGAACATGCTGGGCCGCTCCGGTGCGGGTAAGTCGACCATGCAGAAGGTGGTCAACTCGATCTGGGGCCATCCGACGCACCTGATGCTGCCGGCCGACAGCAAGTCGTCGACGTTCAACGCCAAGATCAGCGTGCTGAACATGATGAACAGTCTGCCGGTGTGCGCCGAGGAGATCACGCAGGCCAACCAGCAAGAGGTCGGCGATCTGGCGTTCACGGTCAGTCTGGGCATTGAGAAGCTCCGGGCCAATCGGGACGGCGAAGTGCGTGACGAGAAAGGCGGGTGGCGAACCATCATGCTCTCCAGCTCCAACACGTCGCTGATCGAGCTGGTCCATGGCTCCGCCGGGGGCGAGGCGAAGGCGTTCCGCATCTTCGAGTACGAGCTACCGTTCGTCGACGCTTACAGCCCTGCCTACTTCCGCACTGCGGTGGAGGACGTCATCACCGAGAACTATGGGGTGGCGGGCAAGCAGTACATCAAACACGTGCTAGCGAATCAGGACCGTGTGAAGGCGCTGGTCAAGACCAAGGTTACCGAAGCCGAGAGTCGATTCTCTCTCGACAAGGACGAGCGCATCTACGCGGCGATCATCGGCACTGTCTGCGCTGCGCAGCAACTCGTGTCAGAGAGCGGCGTGCTGGGTGTAGCCAATGGGCTGGAGAAGTTTATCGAGGGCGCGCTATCCAGACTGAGAGACTCGGCCGCGGAAGCTCGCACCAGCGCGATAGACATCCTTGGGGACTACCTCGCCGATAGCACCCGCAACATGCTGGTAATGGATGGCGACAAGACTGGCGAGTTCCCTATCCAAGAGCCGATGGGGGCGCTGAACATCCGGTACGAGAGGCACAGAGGAGAGATTGCGCTAAGCATCAAGCCTTTCAAGGACTACTGCCTAGAGCGCCACTTTCAGGGGGGGTACCAAGAGATACTGCGGGATTTGCGGAGTCTGAAAGTGATGAGGCCGGGGTACCACCGACGCACACTGGCCAAGGGAACAAAGCTGGCAGGGACGCAAAGTCGTGTGCTGCTGGTCGATGCCGAAGCATCCGCGTTCTCTGGTAGCTTGAAAGCTGTGGTCACCCAGATCGACATTTCAAACACGGACCCGCAATTTAACAGAGGAGAGAGGTGATGTCGTACTTGGCAGAACTTTCCAAGCTGGTGGACCACGGCAGAAACCGTGACCAGATAAAGGCCAGCAAGCAAGAGCAAGCTCTATATAGGGAGTTTGTGGGTAACCTACTGCACAAAGCTGTCTGGGTTACCTACGGCAGAGACGCCCGCCCGAAAGATATTATCGTGCAGAACGTCCCGACCAACAAAGACGACGTCCCCAGATGTCGGATAGACATCACGGTGTCACCCACAATGATGGCGCCAGCGAACAGGGTGTTTGCTCTAGCTCGCAGAATATGGCGTAATAGCCGCTCTGAGATTACGCGAGCCGAGTTTGATAACAAGCTCGATATAGTCGCCACCAAAGCCACAATGGGCGCGCAATTAGGCCGCCACACAACAAGGTCCCCAGAGCTTTACCACACCATCCCGATGGCGGGGGACCCTGACAAGTTCTGGGTGCAGCAGCGAGTGCGGATCATCCCGTTACGGCATCTGCTCCTAGTTGGGAACGCAGTAGAGCACAGTCTAATACCAGAGAAGGTGCGATCTGCGGTAATGGAACTATGTAAGGAGAATGGAAATGCAAGACTATACTGACCTGCCCGACGAAGTACGCGCCCAGCTGCGCGTCGGCAACCGCACGAAAGACAGTGCTGCTGTGCTGATCTACTCCGTACTCAGCGACGAGCCAATGACCCTGAACGACGTGATTGTTGCTGTGTGGCGCAAGCACGAGCAGGTGCTGAAGCGCTCTACGGCGATGGCGTCCATCGCTACGCTGCGCAAGGAAGGCGCAGTGGGCCGCACTGAGCGGGGGAGCTACATCATCCCCGCGGAAGAGGCTGAAGAAGTCGATGACTACACCGACGAAGCTGCCTAACCATCAGGGGGCCTGCGTTACTGCGTAGGCCCCCACACATCAATTCCGTACATCTCTGCAAGCTCCGTCGTGAGATCGCGGTTCCGACTCGTCGTACTCATCCCGCCAACAGATTTCCTCGCCTCCACGCGCTTCCTGCGCACGAACCTATACAGCTCCGAATACGCGCTTGGCCTCAAGCCTGCGTCACGTTGGTTCTGCTGTAGCTCTTTCCACTGATCCATCACATCAGCCTGACGGCGCACGTCGTTGGTCTGAGACGCCTCCCAATAAGCCCTCTTGAGCAGCGTGGCCTTGTTGCCACTCGCCATCTCAATCTTGTCCTTGTGAGTGCGCAGATCGTAGAACTCGCTCGTGCGCGTCGGCGTGAAGCCGATCTTCTTGAGAGACAGCTCCATGTCCTCGAACTTCTCCCGGGGGATCATGGTCAGCCGGCTGTCGTTGACGAGCCCCTCGCGGTCCATCAGCGATCCGATGATCAGGTTACGGATACCAAGCGGAGACAGGCTGGCTATGCCCTTCGCCAGATCGTGGTGCGAACCAGTGGTCTGGTAGTCACTCAGGTAGCCGACGCCCTTGGCCATATCCTGCGCCATAGAGACTGACGGCCCGAGCGACCCAACCACTATCTCGCTGACCATGTCCTGCGGCTCTCTCGACCGCACGTTGTAGATGCTGCCGAGCAACTGCTCCACGAAGTTGATGCCGATCCGTCGGCTGACGTCGATGCCCAGCACGCCTCCGATCACCCCGCGAGTAGTGATGCTGGCCATGTCATGTCCGAGCACACGCACCAGTGTCGCCTCCGGCGTGACGTCCAGCGCCTTCGCCTCGTCATCGTCATCCCCTGCCTTGGCCATCATCGCCAGAGCGGTCGTGAGGAACGGCACAGATAGCGAGCCGGACAGGGCGGCCGACGAGCCCACCGTGTAGAGGAACGCCTTGCGCTGGTAGAGAGCCTTCTCGAACGTGACGTAGGTGTCGGGGTGCAGCTCGCTGTTGTATATCTGCTGCAAGAGATCGATCTGCTGGGGCGCCATCTCCAGCTCCGCCGAACGCTCCATGTACTTCGCAAGGTGCTCGCGCACCAGCGCAAGCTCGTTATCGGTCAGCCAGTTCTCACCGCTGAGCCAGCCGGAAATCTCCCTTGTGTTGACCGGGGCCTTCATCTTGGCCAGCAGGTCCGCGGGCAGCTTGATGCTATTCTCCTTGTCAGTGAACAGCTGGTACGCCGCATCACTCATTCGTGGCTTCTTCCAGCCCTCCGACGCGCTCGAGTAGAGAAGCTCTGCGGTGACGATGGCGATTTTTTTGAACTGCAGGATGTTCCGCAGCACCGGGCTACGGAAAGGCATCGACGCGTTGCCGTACGAGTAGTCACCGTGTGTCTTGTACGTGACGACCTCCGCGTAATCGATTGCCTTGCGCTTGATCTCTGCTTGCTTTTCCGTCTCAAACGACTTGAGGGGGCGGCCCCGGGTCAGCTTTTCGACGCGCAGGTTGTAGGCCGCCAGTGAGGCTGACATCCGGTTGATCAGTTCCACCGAGCGCGCCGCGTGGTACAGCTTGGCCATACCCCACTGCGTCTTCGACGATGCGATGCCCATCAGGAACGAACTGTTCTCCCCCAGCGACCCAAAGTCATGGCTCATGCCGACGTCGAGTACGTTCCTCTCCTGCAGGGTGGTGAACATCTCCCGCACATCGTCGGGGAACTCCTCGAAGGTAATCTCTTGTCGGCCCCTGCCCAGCTTCGTCTGGACGACCGGCTTCAGGGCAGCAAACGCTTTCGCCAGCTCCGAGTACGCACTTGTCCCGAACTCTCCTGACATGTACGGCGCGGTCATCACCCACGACTGGGTAAGCTGGAGTATGTAGTAGCTGGGGTTGCTCAGCAGATACCAGAGAGACTGCACACCCATAGCGGTGCGCGCCGTCTCTTCGGCGAAGCCTTGACCATCATCGAACGGGTTGTCGAGCCGACGGACCAGCTCGTTGTACTGGCTGCCCACGCGGTCACGGTCGACCTTCGTGAACCTGCCGATCTCTTCACGCATCCGCTGCAGAGCAGTCAGTCGCTTGGGCGCGCTCTGGGCCGAAGCCAGTGCATACCCGAAATGGCGCACGTGCTCGAGGGTGTTGTCGAGCACCTGACTGCGGACCACACCGCCGATGTTTTCCTTGCGGAGCCCGGTCGTGACCTCAGTGCTTTGGCTTCCCATGTCGGCGAGAACCTGACGCATCTGTGCACGCAGCGCATCACTGAGCTTTGCCGCCCGACCTGCGTTATCCGCACCGCGCTTTACCTCGGCCTCGAAGCTGACCAACAGTGCCTGCAACTGCTCTGCATCAAGCGTGGACTGTGCCGTACGCGCAATGTCTGGCTTCCAATCGCCGTAGCCCCACGCCGGGTCTTCCTCATACTGCTTCGCTGCAGCCATCGCTTCCGCGCGAGTCTTGTAGCGTGACGACTTGAAGTGCTGGTGGTCTTTCTCTAGCTGGCGCAGCTCTTTGGTGTAGACGCCTCCCCGACCGCCCTCGAACTCGAGAGCCTTCATCTCGACCTCACGGAAGTACGGGCTCTTGGCGATCACGGCGAACTCACCAACTCGAGACTGAGGTACATAGGCGCCCTTCGCGTTGATGTTGTGCTGAGCCATGATGGCTTGGACAGATTTCGCATAGTCGGCGAACAGCGCCCCGGGGTCTGCCGTCTGCTCCTCAAGTATGAGGAACAACTGCTTCGCGTTCTCCAGCTTCATGTTCGTCCGGGCAGCCAAGACCTCAGCGGTAGTCTCGAACGTCATGCGCATCGCCGTTTTCTGGTCGGCGTCCAGCTGGTCCATCCTCCACGAGCTGATGTTCAGCTCCTTCGGGTTGACCGGCCGCGTCTCAAACTCCCACTCCGACGGGGGGTCGTTCGGGTTTGCTATGAAGAACTCCACCGATTTCTCGAGAGCGTAGGGGACCTTGCTGTCCTCAGAGCTGGAGTAGTGGACCAGCGCGTCTGTCAGGCCGTCGCGCTGCGCCTGCGTCAGGTGGTGCAGAGACTCGCCCAGCGTGTTGTTCTTCTGCTGCCACGAGTTGGCGAGGTGCTGGGCTTCGGTGAACGCTTCGATGAGCATCCGGGTAGATGGCACCATCTTGGCCATGTCGCGCAGCATCGTCGTAGTGAAGCCCAGCGCGTTGTGCATGCGCACGCCAAGGTTCGTGGTAGTGCCGTTGATACGGTTTATGGCAGAAAGCTCAGGCTCGTTCGCCATGATGCTCTCCGTCGGCTGATTGGCCGGGCCGACCAGCCTTGACCGCACGTCGTCACTGAGCGACAGGTCGCCGTTGACTTTGCCTGCCATCACGAAGCCCTGCGCCGGCTTGATGTAGTCGCGGATGATTTGCGCATCGGTCAGTGTCTTGCCGGTGAGATCGGCCCAGAACGCACGGATCATGTTCAGGACACGGTCCAGCATGCCCTCGCTCTGCAGGGCCTCTGCCCTCGCTGCGAGGAACTCTTCCGCGGCCATCCGACGGTCATTCTTCTTGGACATGTCGAGCCCGTAACGCACGGCAAACTCAGTCACGTCCTTCGTGCGGCGCGCAGCAAGGTCATCGAGGATGGGCAGCAACTGGTTGCCGAACACAGACCGCAGGCCGAAGTGACCTACGACTTCGTGGTACAGGGTGGTGGCAACGTCCGTTGTGGTGCTGAGTTGCTCCCGCACGAGGAACACCTCACCCCGGTAGAACACACCCGCCGGCGACTGCCCCGTGCCATCGTCAGCCAACGCGTCGCGCACTGCCTGCGGCACATCCTTGGAGTCGAGATTCTCAACCACCACGATGCCCGGCACGTTCTCCCACGTGCCGACCACTTCTTCAATGGTGTCCGCTACGGCGTCCCCATCCAGAGAACTGAGTGGCTGGTCTGTAAGCCTAGCTCTGGGGTCAGCCGAGCTAGGTTGCCCGTCTGACCCTTCGGGCTTTTTTGGGGGCGGCCTCCGCGATGACTCGCGCCTTCGCAGCACCTCGTCTCTCACGCTCTGCTCGGCCATATCTGCCTCTGCGGCCGCCGCGTCGGCTTCGGCGTCTCTCATCTGCTTCAGCGCAGACTGCCTGATCCTCACCATCTGATCTCGTATCTTGGCGGGAGTGTCGCCGACCTTGCGGATGGGGCCGCGAGCCTTGGCCAAGACCTTCGCCAGAGATAGGTCGGGGTTCTCCCGCTGAATCACCCGCATCCTCGCGTACTGGTCCATGTAGGGCTCAAGCTGCTCCTCGACAGCCACTGCCAGCGCGGCACGCACCCGATCTGTAGCGGACTCAGTGCTGCTGCCGACGGTCGGGGCATCCAGCGAGCGCTTGGTCAGCGCCCTCACCTTGTTCAACGGCAGCTTGGCCAGCCGCGCCAACTGCTCCAGCGTGGCGGTGCCTGTGTTCATCGCCTCCTCGAGAGCCAGCAGCTGCTCGAAAGACTGGTTCCCCAGATTGTCCACAGCTCGCTCAGAGAACGCTTCAGCCAGCACACGGCGAGCGCCAACAGAACGGCGCAAGAGCGACACAGAAGCGTCGGCAGGGTCTCCGGCCGGCATCTCGCCCTCAATCCCAAGCTGGCGGGCTACAGGGCCTTCGGGCTGCGCTTCAGGTATCGCCGACGAGGGGGGTGGCTCGCCGCCGGGCTCTTGCAGGAGACTCATCTGCCCTTGCGGGTCTTCGACCACGCCCTCACGGATCAACCGCTCTTGCTCAGCCTCAGCAGTGGCGCGCCGCGTCTGCTCGGTAAGCTGATTGGCCAGAATCTCCGGCTCGATGTCGAGCTGCGCGTCGTTATTGGGGTTTGTGGCTGCAGGGATGTCGAGCGCTGGGTCAGTGAGCCGCGCCGCGAAAGGCTCACGCGCGACCCCGGCGGCCTGACCACCGGCCTCCGCCAGCATGTCCAGCTGCCCACCCTGATCGTCGATGACGCCCTGATCGACCAGCTCCTGTGTCTCCATCTCGCGCGCAGCCCTAGCCTCGGCGTCTGCCCGGGCCTTCTCCCGCAGAGCATCGTTGGTGACCTTGCGTGCCGACTTGAGCGCCGCCAGCTGCATGGAGAGGTCTTTGCGCTCCGCGTCCCAGCGCGCGCGGCGGGTAACGTCGCCGTCCCCGACGATCTCAATGCGGCGGTTCAGCGTGTTCACCTGCGCCTCAACCTTGTCCACAGCCTTGTCCAGCAGCTTGGATGTCCACTTTGAGTTGAGGTTCGGCAGCTGTTTGGCCGGCAGGCCAGTGGCGATAGAAAGGATGCGCCGCGCCGAGTTGCGCACGTCGCTATCCCCCGAATAGGTCATCGCGGAGAGCTTCTCGAACGTGTCATGCCACGAGTTTTGCTTCGCGCCCATGCGGGCCATGAACTTGCGGAGCCCGGCGCGGCCTCTAGGGATGCTCCCCAGATCAGCCATCGCTCGCTCGGTTGCGATTCTAGCCAACTCAGGGTCGGCGTTAACGCCCTCCCCGCCTGCAGCTACCTGCTCAGCCATAAACCGCGCGACGGTCTCGTACGCCTGCTGGTCGGCCTTGGGCACTGAGTTGCGCCGCGCCTCACGGTTTGCACGCCCTTGGTTCCCCGACGTGGCTTCGATCTCACCATCTACGGACCACCCGGTGCCCGGGGCGTCCCCATCATCTTCGTTGGCAGCGACGCGCGCTGTGTCGCTCATATCTTTCCGGTCAGAGCCGGGGGCGCGAGTGTCGCCGGGCGTTTGCCGGCCGCCTTTGGCGAGGCCCAGCGAGCCACCAGCTGCAGCGCCCATGATCGCGCCAATAGTGAACGCCTGCCCGACGCTCTCGTTCGGGGTGTTCGGGGTGCCGGCGTTGATCGCAGCTGTCTCAATCGCTTCCTGCGAGCCTTCCTCGAGGCCCTCGCCTGCAAGGCCGCGGAGCGTCGCACCTGTGCGCCCACCACTCCACTCTGCTGTCTCTCTGACCGCCGTGGAGCCTGCTTTCGCAGCTGCCTTGTTGGAGAAGTAGCGAGCCATGAATGATTCAGGGTCGAACTTGCCAGCGACGCGCGCGCCACCAAGGCCCAGCGCAGCTCCTGCCACACCAGCCGGGATGCCTAGCAGTCGAGCCGAGTAGTCGTCGGGGTTGTCCTTTGCGATCTGACCAGCCACATTACCGGCGATCACACCACCTTCTACCGCCGCGGCCCGCCCTGCCGCAGTCGGAAGCGCCCTAGACACCGCGCCAACCTTGCCCAGCGCTGATGCAGCCTTACCCACCGGCCCGATGCTACCGGCCGCCTCACCCAGAATGTTGGGTAGAAACGCGGGGTTCTGGGCTACAGCACCTAGCGTGCTGCCGACGTTCTCGCCGAAGCTCGCGTCGGAGTCCCACGCCCCCATGACATTCTCTCGGGCCTGCTGGGTTGTGGCGCTCTGGCTGTCCCGCAGAGTGTCCGAGATGCTGCCCAGCCCTTGGTAGAGCCCTCCAGCCAACCCGTCGTTCATATCAGCCCCGAACAGGGAGCTGAGGCCAACTACGCCTTGGGCAGTGTTAGCGACACCAACGCCGACGCTCTTGAGCGTATCGGAGATCGGGCTGTACCCTTCGTCATCACTGGTGGCGCCACTGCCGTACCCGCCGCCCGGGCGGGCGCCAGTGCCCAGCATCATCGGGCGGTAGGGGGTGTTCTCGTCAACTGGGGGCATACTGAGCCTCCTGTGGAGCGGGCTGGCCGACGCCTTGGCCGCCACCCCGGGCTTTCTCGATCAGCTTCTGCAGCTTTTCAGTGCCGTAGAACATGACCACGTCTTTCGGCATGACGAACTCGCCACTGTCCAGCGCAGCAGGCTGCTGCCCGTCGATCATGGCCGGGATAGAGTCAGTCGGAGCGTTCGGGTCTGTGTCTGTAACCATCTTGCCATCCACCTGCGGCCCCATGAGCCCAGCAAGCGCACCTTCGGCTCCGCCATCAAAGTCAGGCACCACCCCGCCCTCGGCCATGCCGTACACCTGTCGGCTGGCCTGCGCGTTGGGCTGCATCTGAGGCATCCCGGGCTGGGGCGCTGCCGACTGGGTCTGAGGAGCCATTGTGGCGAACTGCTCGAAAGGAACAGGGCTCAGGTTCATCTGCCGGGCAGCTTCGACGTACTGCTGGTAGTTCTGTATCGAGGCCACGTTCTGCTGGGGCGGCGGAACCAGCCCCCCTGCGGCGAACGGAATCTCTGGTGCTGCACCCTCAGCCATCTGCATGGTCCGCGACAGTCCTGTCAGGCTATTCTCTGTGCTGTTGGCCGCCCGAACTGAGAACACTCGCAGCACCTCCAGCATCTGCCTCAACATTCTATCTTCCGGCGTCTTGCCCTCAGCTGTGCGCTGCCTCTGCTCCGGCGTCAGCTCAGTCGGGTCCTCGACCCCCATAGCAGCCAAAGAGTTGATCAGGCGCTTGCGAGCGAGAGCCGGGTCGTTGCCGCTCTGGGCTACGAGCACATCGACCTCTTCGTTGAGCATGTTGTAGTGCTGGTGCTCTGCTTGGTTCATGTCCTCAGAGTAGGGGTTGTAGTGCTGCCCGAACTTCTCGACGTTCATCGCCTTGAAGATGGCGTCGGCCTTCATGTTGTTGAGCGCGCCCCGACCAGACATCAGCTCCTGCGCAAGGTCCATGTTGCCGGCCATCTGCGTGTTGGCCAGCTGACCTTGGTTGGCTAGAAACTGTCGCGCAAGTGCACCTTGGTTGGCTGCATCCTGCCGCTGCACGTCGTACCGCCCCGCTAAATCTGTGGCATCTAGCCGACCTTGGTTGGCCAGAGCCTGCTGCTGCAGGTCGGTCACGCTATCGACGTCGGTGCCGTACATGCCTTCGCTGTTGTTGTAGAGCGAGGTCAATGCATCGTTGAGCTGCCCGGCGCGGGTGACGTAGGCTCGCAGACCTGCCGCGGTCAGGGTCTCGCCGTTCACCGACAGGCTGTTGATGATCTCGTTGATGCCGGCCAACTCTTCCTGAGCGCGGCGCACCGCTGGGGGCAGGGCAAGCCGCGCCCCCGGGCGCTCTGGTGCGGACAGAGCCATCGGTACTCGGGCACCACTGATACGCCCTGCGGCGTCAGCGTTGGACATGCCGTTGGTGGTGCCGATAGGCGGGTTCGGCGCGTTGCTGGGGCTCACGTAGCGCGTCGGCTGCTGAGGCGTCTCGGGCAGGTTGTAGAGCGTGCCGACAGTAGAGGGTCCGACGTTGCCGACCGGTTGGCCTCGATTGGGGAAGTTGTCGAGAGAGGTCAGCGGCAGCTCCCGGTAGGGGGAGGTCGACGGTTGCGGTGCGGGCAGCTGCGGAGCCGAGATATTCGGAACCTGCGCAGGCATGGACGGCGGGTTGCGCGGGTTGTTCACGTTCGGGGTCACCCGTACTTCGCTGCGCATCCCTTCCTTCGGCGCCGGAGCAGGCGCGGCCGGAGAGGAGTCTCCGCCGTAGTACCGCCCTTTGTCGCGGCGAGCTTCTGCGTAGTTGCCCTTCATGTGGCGGCCTATCGCGCTGACCACACCACCAACAGCGTTCCCCAGACTATTGTCGGAGCGCAGGGAGCCGCGCGACACGTCCCCGATGCTGCGAGGCGGCCTATCTTCTTGCGTGCCCGACTGTGCCTGCTTGAGTGCGCTCATGTCCTACCTCACGTCCAGTTCCGCGGCTGCGCCTGCGGGTTGTCCCCCATCGCGCGCCGCGTAAATTCTATCTTGGCCTGCCGCAAGTGCAGCCCCCACTCACCGTAGAAATCTTTGGCTGCAATCGTCTGCGAGCCGTCAGGGTCGTTGTTCCGCAGCGCCCGGTACGCCGCCCAGAGACACAGCAAATAGGCCCACTCGTCGTCCAGAGGGATCACTGCGTCGATGTCCAGCGTCTCAGGGGTCACCGCACGCTCAAGCTCCAACGTGTACACATCGTCGGGCTGAGGGTAAACCCGTATGTTGCGCTGGCTGGTGTCGGTGCTATACGCCAGCGGTCGGCCAGAGAAGCCGACGGGGGCTTTGGCGCGGCGGGTGTACGGGGCCAAGTACCGGCCATCGCACAGAATTTCACGTAGGAAAATCGTGTTCTCGGGAAGGGCGTAAAGCCGAGTCCCGGCCACTGTGTTCAGTGTCTCCAGCGTATCCACGTAGCAATGGGTGGTCCTCGCAAAACGCTTGTGAGCGTCGTTGAGCCCCATCACTAGAAGATCATCCTCGAAGAGCTGAGGAGAAGGCACGTCCCGCAACACGTGGTTGCGGAGGTGCTCCACCAGATCAATGACCGGAGTCGGCATCGCGCTCTCCTCTTACTTGGCCGCAGGCTTAGCTGCAGGCTTGGGCTCAGTTTCGGCAGGCTTGGGCTCAGTTTCGGCAGGCTTGGGCGCAGTTTCAGCCCCTGCGCCATCGCCGACGGTGGGCATGTCTGCCTCGTCTGCGGTATCGAACTCAGTATAGCCCTTGAGGCCCTTCAGCTGCTCGGCCGGCAAGAAAAGTTTGCCGTTCTTGTCTCGAAGCATTTTCGCCATGATCTTTCCTCCAGAATCAAAAAGGGGGGCACGAGGCCCCCCAGAATTACCCGCGGCTAAGCGGAGTCTTTACTGCACGTAGGCAACGCACATCGCCTCGGGCTTGATCATCTGGTAGCCGTAGACGACGAGCCCGCGCATGAGATTACCAAAAGTGCTGGTAGAGCGCAGCGTTTCCGTCTTGGTCATTTGCGTCGCGAACGTCGCCGCATCCTTGTGACCTGCGAGGAAGACCGTACCCCACGCAGGGGCAGTCCCTGCGTTACGAGGGAGCAGGTTGCTGGTGTACACCGTGAACCGGTCGATACGACCGACCATACCGTTGCGCAGCGGCGAAGTGCCGTCGCCCGTCAGGCTGGCGTCCTTGATGTCGGACATCTTCAGCAGCGTGGTTGCCCAGAAAGGCAGCACGAGGAAGCGGCCCGTCTCAGGGACGTTCTGCTCATCCAGCACCTGCCCCATGTAGAGGATGGTGTCGAGGATGTTGGTCTTGTCGATGGCCAGCGCCGCGGCAGTCGTGCCCAGATCGACGTTGCCGCTGATCCGACCGGCAGTATCGCCAGTGTTCGCCGCGTCGACGTTGGCGGGCAAGAACGCCAGAACCTCGGTATCGAGGCTGATCTTGAGCTGCTCGGACGAATCTTCAGCCCACAGGTTCATCTGATCGATGTCCTGCTGCTTGGCGATCACGTCGTCGATAGCCGTCTGGTAGTACAGGCCCTTGTCGATCAGCAGCTCGATGACCGGCGCCTCGGGGAACTCAGTCTCCAGCTGCTGGCCAATCTCGTACTGCTTGATAGACACCGAAGGCATGGTGCGAATGATTACCTTGTCGCCGTAGCTGGCAATCTCGCCCTCGTAATCGGTGTTCGTGATCTGAGGCAGCACCGACCCGTCGTAGTATTTCTCGACGAGTTTGGTAGACCAGATTTCAGGGATGAAAGTCCCAGAGTAACTGGTGGGGTGTGCACCTAACGCACCGGGGTAACCCGACGCGGGGTTACTCGCACTAATTGGATATGGCATTTCAATTACCTCGCGTAGTCAACGCGCCCTTCTTTTTGGGCCGCGAAAATATCTCGTTGGAGTTCGTCGAACTCTTTTTGACTGTAGCTTCGTCGGTTACTGAAAACCTGTGCGATCTCCGTGCGCGTCCACATCTTCTTTTCCGTGGAGCTAGATGGAGTGCTGGTCCTACCTTTCGATGGTGCTACCTTTTCCTCAAGTGATCGGCTTGCGCTAGGCGCTGGTGCCTCGGCAGGAGAGTCTGTGCTCCCCCCGGTCGGCTGGCCCGCAACCGCCAGATACATCTCGAACAATTCGGCAATGGCTGAAGCATCAAACTTCTGCATTGCAGTGCGTGCGATTTCAACACGAGTTGTTGAGGAGTTCAACCACTGTGTGAACAATGGGTCTTGATCTAGGTCACGCCAGTTAGGAACCCGCTCAGTCAGCCGACTCTCGAACCGCTCCTTGCGAGTCTCTGTCGTGGATGCGTGCGTCTCACGGCTGACGCTCTCGAGCTGGGCAATGCGGTTGCCGAAGTCCCCGACCTCCCGCTGAACAATGCGCTGCACCATGTCGACAAGGTCATCGCCAAAGTCCTCGCGGTCCCTCGCCTCGACGCTGTTCTGAGGCTCTTGAGTGGGCTGCTCTGCCGCGGGCTCCGGGGCCTGCTGCATCTGCGCTAGCAAAGTGTTCAACCGCTGGTTCTCGTCGTCCTTCTGCCGGATCATGCCTTGCAGAGTGCGGTACCGCTGGTTCACTTCTTCCAGCTCGCGCCTGAGCTGGGCAACTGAGTCCTCAGCGGGAGGCACTTCCGGTTCGCGGGGCTCCTGCGCCCCTCCGGTCTGCAGCACAGTTACATTGGGGTCGTCGGTCTGCCCTTCGGCAGGGGGTTGTTCGCCTTCGCCAGCCTGCTGTGCGGCCTCAGAGTCATCCGACTGTTGCTGCTGGGCCTGAGCTTCTTGCTCCTCGGCCTGACGCTGTGCATACAGCTCGTCGATCTCTTTGGCGCGCTGCTTAATCTGTCGCGGTGTGGCCATGTATTACCTCGGGTCGTGGGTGATGTGTTTTTGTAGTGCTCTGACTACCTTGATGGAGCCTTGTAACTCGCTGACATTGGTCTGGTCTTTCTCCGTTATCAGCTTGTCTATGTAATCTTGCTCCACCGCACTCAAATACTCAACTACCTTGTTGTACTGCCGCAGCAACATAAGCTGGTCTAGCTGGGCCTTATCAGGTTGCTTCATCCCATCATCCCCGACGGGCTGGCGCTATCCGCGGCCTGCGCGCCGTTTGCGAGCTGGTCCCCTCCCCCCACAGGGGCGGCGGGCTGCTGAGGCTGGGCCGGAGGCTGCCCGGGCTGCTGAGGCTGGGCCGGAGGCTGCCCGGGCTGCTGAGCCATCTGCGGAGCGATCTGAGACTCCGGCGGCACGATCTTGTTGACGTCCATGCCCAGCCCCTTGGCGATCTCGCGGAGGACCGACGCCCTTCCTTGCGGGCCGACGATCTGGCTGTCGACAGGGTTGTTCGTGATCTGGAGAAACTCGTTGCGGCGCATGCGCAAGGTCTCGAGCTGCATCAGGCTGGCCACACCACGCACCATGACCTGCGAGTCGCCTTTGATGCTGTCATCATCGGAGTAGATCATGTTGTGGTCAAACAGCTGCGTAAGCAAAGGCCCCATGACCTTGTTGTCGATGCCTTGGACGATAGACTTCAGACCCTTGTTCGCGCCATCGAGCAGCATCGACAGCCCAGTGGCTGTGCGACCGGGGCCAGACACCTTGTCCGAACCACTCATGTACCGAGGAATCAGCGAGAAGTCATCGGCCAGTGCGTAGAACTTCTCCAGCACCATGAGTAGCTCCTGCACGTTGGTGTTCGGCTGGAAGAAGTCAATCGGCTTCTCGGTCTTGTTGCTGAACTGCCCGTCGATCACCTGCCATATCTTCCACGGGTACATGTTGGTGATGTCTTCGCCAGCCGGCAGCCGGTCTGTGTTGACCACTGCTTGTGGGCCAGAGGCAATCGCCATGTTGTTGCACAGCGAGCGGATCGCGGCATTGCTCACACCCTGAACGTCGGCCAGCACATCGTGCATGCTGTAGCCCCAGAACTCCCCGGGGATGTTCTCGTAGCAGTCCTTGTAATACGGCCGACGTCCCAGAGGGTCATCGTTGAGCACCGCCTTGATGACGTAGTGGTCGATCAGGTAAACGGTTGCCTCGTAATACTGCTGCTCGTCCGAAATGCCCTCCATGCCCCACTCTTTGAGGTCCCGGCCAACCACCGGGCCGTGGAAGATCAGCATGTCGATCAGCCCACTCCGCGGGGAGTCGCGGTGGGAGTCATGGTCAGGGCCAAGGTCAGCCTCGGAAACCCAGCGGTAGCCGCCGTCTGCCGACCGGTCAAGCACAGAACGAATCGCAGCCTCGCTGTAGCCGTCCACCCCGATCAGGGCATACAGGTCTGAGTTGGTGAGCGTGCTGTACTCAATCAGGTAGCCGTCCTGCGGGTTGTCGACGCCGGGAGCCGGGAAGATGTTGTTCGGGTCGACCGCCTCAAAATCCATGACGACCCGACGCTGAACCTCTGGGATGTAGACGCCATCGACCTCAGACCATGTGACACGATCCTTGTGCCGGAAGATCGGCCCCTTGAGCACAGCGCCCGGGTAGGTCACGTAGTACGCGAGGAAGTCTGCGAACGCCGTAGCGAAGCCTCCCTCCTCCAGCTGGTCGGCAATCAGCGCCTCCATGCGCTCGGCCCGGCGCTCAGCCAAGTCCTTCTTGCGCAGCCGCTCCATGTCGAGCCGGTCACCCATCATTTGCGCTGCCGAGCTGGGGTCTACGTTCTGGCCTGTCGCAGCCATCTGCGCGAGGGTGTAACTGATCTCCTCCTTCAGCCGTTCGAGGTCCTCTTCTGGCAAGTCCGGGGACGGGGTAGCCCCGATAGACCACGGCCTCTCACCGTCGGCGAGGAAAACGTCCTTCAGCCACGACTCGAGCACCCGACTCTTGTTGGCTATGATGCGAGCATACTCAGTAGAAGCGCCGGTCTTCTGAATCTCGGCCAGCTTCTGCGGGGTGTACTCTCCGCGGCGAGCGTAAGCTGCCTCTCGGAAACGACCCTCAGACTCGCGCTTGTGGTCGCGCGCTTCGTGCCAGCAGTCACGAACGTACCGGGCTAGGCGCTCAATGAACTCTTCGGGGTACGCCGCGGTATCCGACGTATCTGCATCTTGCTCTGCCAGCACTTCCTGCGGAGACGCCAGCTTCACCAACCCAATCGCACTCGCCATATCTCTTTACCCTGTTGTCGCTGGCTTAACTACGTAGCTACAGTCCTTCGAGAACTGCTTGCGGTCTTGCACGGATGCTGACACCTGCCCGGACTCGTTTCCAGATACTCGATGTGATGCACTACCGCTGGCACCCAACGAACTCTGGAAGATCGACGACGCTGACTGTGACAACGCACCTGCAGCACGCAGCTGTGCCTCCTGATACGCTACATCCAATCTCGCTGTTTGCACAGCTGTATCTGCTGCAAGCCCATCCTCTGCAGTCTTGAGCTGCGCATCTGCTATGGCGATACTGTTCTGCGCATCGCGGAAGTCAATGTTGGCTGCATTATACTGCCCGGCGTAACGCGCACCTTCCGCACTTGCCCGGCCATAGTCACGAGCGACAGAGTCGGATGCACTAAGCGCTCGAAGCACATTTGTCAGGTAGTCTCTCTGCGTGCTCACAGCGGCTCGAAAGCTCTGCAGCTCCGCGTCCATGGCACCTGTGCTGGCAGCTAGATATTGGCGGTACGCCGACGTGCGATCACCCTCCATAGCCCAAAGCCTACGGTACGCATCAAACTTCTCTTGGTTGACCGCCACCTGCGACGCGGACACAGCGACCTCACTCTCGTAGGCTTGGGTCGAGGAGTCGAACCACTCGTAGTATTTGCTGTATGCGCCAATCGCCTCTTTGAAAGATGCGATGTTCTGCTGGGCGACACCAAGATTCGCCACAACACCCCGCAGCTGTGACTCGTAGACCTCTAGCGGCAGCACCTGCTGCTCTGCGTCCAGCGCCCGCACCTGCGATGCAATGCGCAGGGTTCTAGCGTCGGCAGAGAACATATCGGTCTGCGCCTTGAACCGCGCCAACGCCGCGTTGGTGTATTCAATCTCCCCGGAGATCGCTTCGTTCTGCTGGGCGACTGCTCGAACGTATTGGTTGTACGCCCGGACTTGTTCCGAGACTATCTGCTCCTGCGCACGATAGTTCGACAGCACCATGTTGTACGCAGCTTCTGCGAGCTTGAGGTTGTAAGCGTAAACCTTGATGTTCTGCCGGATGTAGCGCATGAACAGCGCGAAGTGGTACCGCTCGATCTTGACCGACTCGGCGATGGCGTTTACTACTACCTCCTGAGACTTTTCGTAGACCTCATTGCGGACCGTCTCAATCGCGTCCTCTCGTTCACGAGCCTCGTTCTCGTAGACATCAATCTGCGCTGCCTCTGCTGGGCCAAAAGAGTCTGAGAAGTTCCGCTTGGCCGCGTCTTCCATAATGGCGTCAATGGCTTTTTTGACATCACGATCTACCCTAGAAGTGTCTCCGCGGTACAGCTCGCCCTGCAGGGGTATCCACTGATCCAGCAGACCCGATCCCTGCATCAGGCCATGTATGTGAGCACGCAGCGCAGCGTCGTCCTCGTACCGCAGCTCTGGCTGGAAATCGAGCCGCTCCACATCGACCTCAAGACTCTCCGGCAGCAGGTCGCTGACGTCCAGAGGGCTGAGGTCTGTCGCCTGAAAAGACTCGGGGATGATAGTGGGCAGCGCCGGCCTCTCCCCCATCACAATCTTCGGGGGCTTCACGTACAGGTCGCTAGGGGGGTCTGGGATCGTAACGCCGGCGATAGTGGGGTAATCCAAAGGAGGCGACGGCGCCCTCGCGTCCCCGGCCAACTCCGGGCCTTCTGAAGTCTGGTACGTGATGTCAGGGATCGGTGCCGAGTCAAACTCGTAGTCGATGACCGACTGGACAGCCTTGTACGTCGCCGCTTCCAGTGTGGGTAGCCCCCCTGAAAGAGCAGGGGGTGTGCCCGGGGCGAAGTTGGGCTCCTCCAGCGAAGCCTCCGCCTGATCAGGCGTGTCGATCTCGAAGACCACCGAACCAATCTCCGGTGCGGGGACCTTCGCCACCCCCTTTATCTCCTCACGCATCTCACCCGCCGCACGAATCTTGTTGTACAGCGGGCTGCCCTCGCTCAGCGCGAAGTTTGCGACGCCTGCGTAAAGATACTGTAAGCAGTCAGCCATAGGTCATTACCTCAACTCGGTGTGGTCGCCGCTTCCCACTCAGTGCGGTGCGAATTGCTGGCCCGCTTGGTGACGTCGTCGGCGTACGATACGCGGCGGCTGATCTGCGAAGAGAAATCGACGTTGGCCCGCGCGTCAAGGCCCACACTCGCACGGTACCGCGAAAGCTCGCCAGATGTGCGCGCGGCATCGGAGCTACCTACCATGCGGTACAGCCCCTCGTACGCACTGATGAGCTGACTCCTGTACTGCTGCGCCAGCCGAACCGCCTGCATTGCCGACCGCCCCATCTCAGCGTAAGACGCAGCTGTCGAGCGGTTCATCCGGGCCTTGCTCGCGTTGATCTGAGTCCCGTCTTCCATCTCCGCGGAATAA